CTAAAAGTAATACACATTGCAGTAATAATTTCTTGTTTAGTTCTCATCTCTCACCTCAAAAATATAGTGCCCGCCTCGGCGAGTCTGTACCCAGGTATCAGACCAAAGAATGTTATTCTCTTGCATAGCCCTTATAATGTCCTCATTGCCAGACCAACCAGCGGTGCTGATGTGATATTGATATTTGTCTGCTGGATCAGATTCATTTTCCTTAAAATAACCTTCTGACCATCCCCAACTACGTAGATACCAGATGTTCTCAATAAACTTGAACCAGCCTCTAGGATCATTATAATGCCATTTCTCTATCTTGTCAAGTGCTTCTTCAGTAGGATAACCATCTTCATCTAGATATTCGTTCACCATTCACCTTACATTAAACATTTGTATTTCAAGTTCAGATAGCAATTTGCGTGCTTGCTCTACATCATAATCATATAATGCATTGTAGATTTGTATAATAATAGGTCTAAATTCGCCAAATACAGCCTCCGCTACAGCTCTCTTAGCATTATCGGCAGCATACTCTAATGCATGAGGATTACTTAACAATTCAGTATCTGTTATCATTACTTGGGTGCCAAACGTAGCAGCAACCCTATAAACTTTAGCTACATTGATAGACTGTTTATCTTCATAGATAGTGCTTTTTACATTAACTACATTTTCAAATAATTTAGATTTTTTAGGTGTAATAATTTTTTTATCACCAGTATCTAGTGCCTGCATTGCTTCTAATAATTTACTCATTTTTTCTCTCCGTTGGGTCCGGTTATGTCGTAGCGACCACCACATCCATGACAATAAAACCAAGACCAACCAAATCCATTTTCATGATACTTTCCATTATAATGACCAATCTTACCACATTCTTTAATCAACGCATTCTTGGCAGGATAATAAACGGTCTTATCATATTCTGCCATCAGCTCCTGCATCTTTTTATTGCGGGCTCTATCTATTTCCGTTCTACGATTCCAAATGTCGCTCATCCTTCTTCCTTAAGATCCAGGTTTCTTCATCCTTCTTTTCCCATATTATAGTATCTCCAACCTTAAAGTCAACTGCATTACACATATCAGGAGGAATTTCAATAAAATAATCATTGGTATATTCATCAAATTGAATAACCACGGTGGTCTTATCGAAGGATTTGCGCTGTTCACTCACTTGGTCGCTCTCTATACTCAGACTTAGGTACATATGGAAAAGTTACAGGCACTCTACTTTCTTTGCAAGTGTAATATGATTTATATCGCTCACCAGTTTCTTCTATGGTGTACCAATCGTAAAATATGACACCATCCATATCATAAGCACCAGTATCATCTTTGAATACATGACCACATCGTTTGTTTTGGAAGACAGTGCCATTATCAGGACTACTGTAAGAACTGACATCATGCCATTCCCAGTCTTCCCCAGTTAGAGGCGCAACAGGTTCAAACATAGCTAACTTTTTAAATAGATCAATAGCATAAGGCGCAGTAGTTCCAGAATGTCCTTCTCCATGAAATACATCTAGTAATTCTAGAACATGCTTGCAAATGGCTTCTTGCATTTCATCTTTGAATTGATTATTTTCATCAACCCAACCTGCGGCTTTAAACTCTAGCCATGCATGCTTTTCATAATTATTCAATTGTATTCTCCTTTATCATTCTTCAATGCTGGTTTACGGCGTAATGATTGCGCCAATTTAAATTGCCATTCGGAGTACATATGTCGAACACCAATTGTCACACGAAGATATGGAAAAATGGCACCAACATAAAACTCATCAAAACTTAGGCCTGCATCAACACCAAAAGAGAAATGCTCCATTGACCAGATACTGAAAAATAACCAATGAAAACTCCAATTGTTGGCATTGTACTCATCACCCGGTCGATACTTGAATCGTGGCACCACTGGGCAATAATCATTACACCACCATTTATGGAGTGGATAATATTCCCACCATTCCATTTCTATCATGGCATGTTTTTCGTAGTTGTTCATTGTATAACCTCATGAAATTCTGTTTTACCATATTGTGTAGAGTACGCCCATCGTTTATGGCACTCTATACAGTCAATGGTTCCGCTTGTAACGTTGCCGTCTGGATTTAAATTATTACCATGCCGGTCATAGACAGGATTGTAGTACACGTCAGTAGTCATGCTATATCCATACACAAATTTACAATGACGGTCGCAATCAGGATTAGGATGTTTCATTTTTTTTCCATTCTAAATCTTATAACATTAGCTGCAGCAGATAGAGCTGCATTCCATGATGAAGTATCATACGGATTACCATCAGTGCCAACACCACTGTAACCTCTTAAGTCTTTTAGTACTTCTAAGGCAACGTTGATATCTGAGAAGTCACAGGTGCAGCAATTAAATTCTGGATCATGCCTATCAATTTGCACGAAGTCCCAATCAGGGCAATAATGATAAAATTTATTCATAGTCCAAAATGTTTACGAATACGATATTTGGCCCAGTCACCGTTGCTGTATTGACCACGGTCATGAATTTGTGCACAGCACTCTTCTATAATCAACTCAGCGAATTTTCGGCATTCGGGCTGGTCCCAATGACCTATGCCAAACATATCTGCCTGGTATCCAGCTTGTAGAGCAAGTTCTCGAATTCGTTCGTTCATATTACCAATCTCTGTGGTCAGTGATGGTGACAACAAAATCACCATCGGTTTCTTTGTGAGTAATCTGAAAGGTTGCTCTAAGTTCATAGCCAATACCAGAGTCTTCATCATGTTGAGTAAGAGTAACAAATCCTACATTGCCAGTGGTATGAATGGTGTCAAAAAGTTCTTTAATTCTTTCTACTTCTCTCTTACATAATCTAATAGTGTTCATTGTTCAAATCCAAAAAATCTTCGCACTTTGTAAATCAAAGAATTGGTTTTTCGTTCTTGTTTCAATTTCATCTGATAATCAATTACTTCAATTGCCTCGCTAAAGTCAATAGGTACACCCATGCGAACCTTATCACTTAGCATTTCAAGTCGCTCATCTTTCATTCTTCGACTCCGAAATGTTCCTTCAATCCTTGAATATTATCATAACACTTTTCGGCACAAATTTCAAAGTTTGATTGAAAGTTTGGATTAGATTCTTGTGCGGATAGAGCATACAATCTTTCAGCCTCTGATTCCAAATACTTTCCACATTCCCGAACAATCAACTCGGCGAACTTTTCAGCATTTAACACGGTCTTGTAATTGCTGTAATATTCTCCGGGTTTGACACCTCGGCCGCCACCGTAGTCAAACTTATTCTCCAATGCCTGTGTATAGAGTTTCTGAATTCGTTGGTTCATTCTTCAACTCCAAAATGTCGTACTATCATATCCACACCCTGTCCTCTACTGATCATATCACGCAGCATAGGCTGTAGGGCCAGACAACATTCTTTGACAATCAACTCGGCGAATCGTTGATCATAAGCATGAAGGAAATCCCAGTTAAGTCTACCGTCTTCGGAGACAACATCACCCATTTCATCAATTAGACTATCCCAGGCCTGTTCAGCAAGTTCTTTAATCCTTATGTTCATTCCATCTACCTTTATTTAACTCTAATAGTTTGGAATAGTAAGCATCCTGAAATATGGCACCTGCTATCAGCAAAGCAAAATACGCCATCATTACAACGAACAAATAAAATAGATCAATATAGCCTATAACAATTAAAACGGTTATGATGCTTAAGTATATCAAGATTAACTTGGTGGCATACCATCTTGCTTGCGATTCAATGCTCAAGTGTTCTTCTCCTTGATTTCAGATAAAGCTTGTGCCTTACCTAACATACTGGTCACATAAGGACCAGACCACTCAGCTTGAGTTGATTGAGTCGATGTGCCGACTGGGAATTCGGTGACTTCTTGTTTGTACCATCGCACCCTTTCGCCAAAAAATCCCTGACGTTTGGCCCAACCATAACGGGTCAGCAACAAAGGTTTTAAATACGCAGGGTGGAAAATGACACGGGACTCTTGAACTTGGTAGTGGCTGCTTAGGTCTTCTTCTGCCTCAGTCATGGTTTCTCTCCCCTTGCTCGTATGGCTTCGGCGCAGTTTCTCGCTTCCCACATCCATGCTCCGTCGTCTTCGTTCTTTTTCTGCACAGCGTCACACACCTTCGCACACGCCTCACGCTCGGCAGCGGCAACGAGGGCAGCGAAGCGTTCAAGCTCATGCACCATCAGTAAATGGGGTGTTTCAATTGCTTGCTTAATGTTGGCCTCCCTAGCCATGCGGATTATTTGTTCTCGGTTCATGTGTTTTTACCTCTTAATTTAAGTTCTATATGCCTTGCGTAGTCATGTAAAGTCTCGTTAGGTTTCCAATCCACTGCGCTGATCTCCTCATCCGTCAGCCCAACCCATTCTTTCTTGCCTATACATTCTTGGATAATCAACTCAGCAAACTTTTCATAGTCAAATGAATTGTTATATGGTCTGTCGCCAACGCATTGTTCGGCAAGTTCTCGGATTCGTTCGCTCATGTGTTCTTGCTCCGGCTGCGTCAGCCTCTCGCGCAGGGCGGTGATGGCCTTGTGTGCCTCTCCACGGACTTCACTGTCTCTCAAAGTGCTTGGCGTTCGCGTGAAATGCCCAGTCACACTCTCCAGCGCCTCCAGCGCCTGCTGCATTAGGTCTCTGTCAGTCATGTATTTGTACTCTCCCAAGCCCAATTGACAATTGTTACGTTTTTCTTTGATGTTTCTAAGGCATTCATTATAACCAGCTCGATATACCGTACGCAATAACTTTTCCATCTCAGGAACAAGGTTCATATTAGATCGAGCTATTTCGATCACTTCGTCTTCAAAGGTCATTTGTAATCCTCGAGAAAATTGTAAAAGTTTATAGTACGATCCACACTATTTGCCCAACGATCAAAATCATTGAGAGGGCAGCTAATATCTACAAAGAAGTCAGGGAATGCCCAGTAACGAAAGCGATACAGCCGATTACCTCGCTTGGCCATAGCACCGATCTTGAAGAAGTCTCTATCAACTTCAAACCCTTTACGTTTCAGTAAAGTCTTAAACTGACTTGGAGACATTCCCCAAAGCTGATCTCTATCTGGTTTTTTAAAGATGTACTTAAATTTCATGGTCTATATTCCAATTTGATACATTTCCAACCCTGGCGCTTACACCACCAAACGTTGTAGAGAGCCTTGATTATACTCTCACCTCTGTAAATCTCCAACCAGTAAAAGTGGTCACTACCTACTGCTGATTCCCATACTTTAACTTCGTATGTGTTACCCATCGCTTAATCCTCAAGACCAAAATATTCTTGTAATGTCTCACTGGCACCTACGACATTATATTGAATTCCACCTACATGAATGTCTGTAGTATAATCTTCCAACAGATCCATACATTCCCTGATAATTAACTCGGCGAACTTTTTGACAAAGGTGGGATGAAAATCACTACCTCCATCCACCATAGTGTCGGCATAATCTTCAGCATCATAAGCAAGTTCTTGAATTCGTTCGTTCATCATAGCCCTCTTAACACATCTTCAATTTTACGAAACTGCTCTGGTGTGATCTTCAGGAAGTTTGTCTTCCGACCTGCTGATCTGATTTGGATATCAAACCCTGTAGGAAAATTCTCTACAGTCAGCGGCAGTGGTGCTACCTGGAACATTTGCTGTTCGATGTAGTTTTTAGAATTAATGTCCATTATGACTATTCCTTTTACTTTGCTAGTTTTCTAAGAATGTGTTAGTCCCAAAATCTCGGACTTAACTCACTAACATCTAACATTTTCCTGATATCATCCTGACTCATGTATTTAAGGCAGCAAGTCAAGATGAATGAAGCATCAACCTCTTCGTCAAGTGCGAGAGAAATTGCATATTCCCTAGGATCACGCTTAAAAAGTTCTTTATCCATGATATATCCTTTAATCGTTGAGTTCGTACTGCTCGTCATACCAATTGTCATTCAACTGATCAGCATATTGCTGAAGCAATTCGCCATTAGCAAGGTCAACCCAGCTAAAAGGAACGTTAAACTTAGCAGCAATCTGCCTAAAACTGAGCTGACCACGCTCAATCTCTTCCATCAAGTCAATCATGACGTCTTTCAATTGTTTTCCTTTTCAACTAACATAAGGCAATTATAATACAAATCAAGTAACCTTACAACCTGTAAGCGTATTTCGATTACTTGAAATTTTCAGCTTTTTCGTTGTCACGAAAACCAGCTGTATAATCAGCAATTTCTTTTGCTGTCATCTCACTGAGTTTGACCAACCTACTATTGTAGGAAGCACCTAAAAAGTAGTGAGGATTGTAAGGACGACGATAGTAACTATCTGCACCACCGCGGTCGTAAGGACCGCCGTGCCTTTTGTTGTATTTCATGTTTATTCCTTTGTTTGACATAACCACTATTATCAAGATATCTAGAAAAAGGTCAACAGTATGCGAAAATCAGCTTACAACTTGTAAGGTTATTACAATTCCGGGCATTCGTAACTCCTTGATTTCAAAGGAAAAATAAAAACATATGGCTCTTGTAACCTCTTGATTTTAAACGACGTAACATCTGTTGACTTTATTTCTGGTCCCTTGATAATGGAATAATGGAAACAACAAAACACAAAGGAACACAGATGAACATTGTTTACAATAGCCCGTTTTTCAATACGTCTTCGGTTATTCCTGCTGTGGCGCTCAAGACGTATCAAAAGCGTGATGCTGCGCTTTTGAAGATGCGTGCTCTTGGTGGTATTGCTGCAGTACCTACTGCTGAGTTGATCAAGCTGCGTGCTAAGATGTTAGCAGCAAGAAGGAAGATTGAGCGCGAGGGTTGGTATAGCCAGTCTTTTGCAGAGGTAAACGGCGTTTGGACAGTAGTTTCAGATAACAAGTAAATTGAAACATGTTGACCAACACTCGGTTTTCCTATATAATTAGTTTTTCAACTGAGGAATGCAAATGAAAGAAATCAACGATTTTATCAACGGTCTCCTGCAAATCGTCGCTGCAGAGTCTATCGAAGACGAAATCAACTATCGTTACAACCTGATGATGGAACAGTGGTTGGAAGAGTGTGAGACATACAGCGCTTGGTCTCGTGACCGTGAAGCTGAAATTTTTGCTGACTTTCATTAATTGAGGGGATTAGAGAGATGGCTTGGGTAAAAGACGGTGAGCATATTGTTGCACGATACATGGGCGAGATTGTTTCAGGTGTTGTTGAGTCTAGCCGTGTTAAGTACGGTGGCAAGGTTCAGTACACTGTTAATTTGGATGCCCCTGTGATGTTAAGGTGGCGCAGCGAGCCAACATCTCGTTTGTTGATTGATTCACAAGAACTAGTAACAGGAGTTTAATTATGCCTTCAATGAGCTACTGCATGTACGAGAACACTGCTGGTGAGATGGCCCAGTGTTTAAACAATCTAGAGGACAATCTGGACAACGATCAGTTTCTTGAGAAGATGTCAGAGTATGAACGTGATGGAATCATGGAACTGATGAGACTCGCAAAGCTCTTTACACGTCATTCGAGCTTTTTAAATCGCTTGTATTACGATAAACACCTGGAGTAACCTATGAAGAGAGCTCTGCAAACCAATAAACTTAGAGGAATTATATGCGTGTAATGCATGATTATGGTCTTGTACGGATCGTTAGTGATGGAGATCCTTTTGTTACTTCGTTTGACATTAAAGTTCAAGTGAAGGAGAATGATCAATGGGTACTGTATCACGGATTCAATACATTGAGTGATGACTACGCATATACGAATGCTCGCGAAGCTGCAGGCCGTGCAATTAAAAGTATTGCTGCAGCTAAAGCTAGCGAACTACCTGGAGTAACCTATGAAGATTGTAGTGCCAGTTAAACCACTTAAGCGTCGTGCAATTGAATTGTATCACGCTGATAGTCCGTTTAGACAAAAGAAAGTCCCTTTGAAAACTCTATATAAGCGTAATCCTAAACACAAATCAAAGGAAAACCTATGAGTATGTTTATATTCGATATCCACAACAGAGGATCTTTTGTTGAATCTATTGGTGTTGAGAGTGAGTCTGAAAAGCAGGCAGTTGATTGTGCTCGCAAGGAATTTCCTCAAAATACAGTCACGTTTATTCGTAAGATCAACAAGCAATTTCAGGTTGTTGAGACAGAAGATAAGTTTGCGTACAATTTTGCTCGTTTTAAGCGTATCCAAAATGATTACGGATTCAAATCAGTGTGGTCAAAATACGATATAGATAACATGGATGACCTTTCTCCATACACGTTTAATAGGATCGAGCTTGACCATGTTCCAACGGCTCATACTAAAATTCCTTTAGAGAATCACACTTGGTTAGAGATTTGGTCTGTTGTCGATAAGTTGATTAGCGAGTATGATCCTGGACATCCCTACATTGAAGGGTTTAGGGTTTCTAAAAACACACTTTATGTTACTACAGGAAGCTAATAACATGGAAACAGTGAGAAGTTACTACAGTACTGCAAATCAAGATGAGCAAGCTACGTTTAGAGATTGGTTGGCTGGTCTTCTAAAGACTAACGACGTTAAAGTTGTATTCACTAAGAGCGATGGTTCAGAGCGTGAAATGTCATGTACTCTAAGAGAGTCTGCAGTTGTTAAGTATGAGAAAAAGACAGAAAGAACAAAGGCTAAGTCTAATGATACTATTTCAGTTTGGGATTTAGATAAGGCAAGTTGGAGATCATTTCGTTACGATTCGATTAAGACTATCAAATTCGACCTATGAAGAACACTGAAACGCTTGAACCTAAAGCGTCTGCGATCATTGAAGGTCTGCCAGACTACAGATCGAACCTAATTAGGTCGATCAATTGGTATTCTCTTGAAAAAGAAAAGAAGGACGCTAGGACCTACTTAAAGCAATACATCAAGACAATTAATCCAACGCTTTATAAAACGTTTGATAAGGTTAGCGATAGCAAGATTGTAACGTCTTATGGATGGGTTTCTAGGCTTGCCAATCAAGGCGCAAAGCTAGATGTTACTACACTTTCTAAGTTAAATAAGTACATCACAGAACTAATTCCTGAGCCTGTTAAGGTGAAAGAAGTAGTAGAAACAACTCCACGTAAGTCTGTAAGAGACTATGTCGAAGAAAAAGCATTTGAATATATTGGTGAGCTTGAAGGTGTCCTGGACGAGGCTGATCCTTCGTTTAGTTTACTGAATGACCTTAAAGGTAAATCGATTCCTCAACCTTATGTACCACTAATCGAATCGTGGTCTAAAAAGAAGCTAACAGAGTTTCTTGATGTCTATGAGAGCAAGGAATTACTAGAAGGTTACGGTTGGAGCAAGAGTAAAGCTAAACTGATGGCTAAGCTCGTTGCATCGATGATCGAAGATCTTGAAAAGTATTCATCGTTCCGTAAGGCAAACCGTAAACCTAGAGCTAAGAAATCAAGACCTGCTGCCTCTCAAATCAAGACTCTTAAATATAAGAGTAAGGATGAAGAGCTAAATATACAATCAGTTAGTCCACTAGAAATAGTTGGTGCTTCTCAAGTGTGGCTATATAATACAAAGACTAAAAAATTATCTGTCTATAAGACTGAATCGAGTACTGGAATTCAAGTGAAGGGAACTACACTTCAAAACTATGAACCAGAACTCTCATGCACTAAGACATTACGTAAGCCTGTCGAAACACTTGCAGCACTAAGCAAGGCAGGCAAAGTTCAGTTAAGAAAGTTTATCGATGAGCTTTCCACAAAGCCTCAAGAAGTAAACGGTAGAGTAAACACAGATATGCTAATCATAAGGACAGTAAAGTAAGATGGGAATTGGAGTTGGCACAGTAGTAAGGATTGTACTTTCAAAGATCGGTGGAATTCCTTTGATGGGGATTCCATCAGGTCTTACTATTAATGGTATGCCTGCTACTGTTCAGCTTACTATCTCTCCAGCAACTTTAATTGGCCTTGCGACAGGTGGAGCTGGTGGCTTAGGTGGATTAATTAACACAGTAACAGCTGGAGTAGGAACTAATCTTGGAACATCGTTCAATGGTTCACTAAATGAACTGTTCCAAAATCCAGTATCAACCTACATTACAGATGCAACTAGTAATTTTGCTCCAGCTCTCACATCACTCCAAAGTTATTCAGGTGGATTAGATGTTGCAGCGCTTACTGGATTAATGGAAACAGCAGACAATAATGTCTATCATACGATGCAAGTATTCCAGGCGCACACTAATAGAATCTCTGGTGTTGCAATTCCTGACGATGAATCGCAATATGGACTAACTGATGTCCTTAACATTACGACAGGAATAGATGCAAACATTGCTGCTAACTTAAATATCTCAGTTGCTGATTATACTAATTCTCTCTACAGAGAGGGCATAATAGAACAATTGCAATCAAACCTTGCTTTGGTAGATACTGCTATTGCTTCAGGTAGCCAGGCTCAAATCGATAGCCTTACTGCAAATATTACTGCACTAAAGGCAAACTTGGATACTACGGTTAACACTGATGTCACCAACTTTAATAAGACCATCATTAAAGCTGATACGATTGGAAGTGTGCAAACTCTTGCAATGGCCTATAATGGATCCAGTGCTGCACAAGAGTTACTTGGTTCAGTTACTAAAACAGCAATGAATACAGCAATCAAAGCAGCGGCAAGTCAGCTTGGTAGTGTCGCTGGCGGTGGAGTACAGATTACTGCAGGAAGTGTTAGCGCACCTCAAGGATTTATCGGCACTTAAAAATATTGGAAATAAATTGATAGTTATAGATTATTCGCAGACTGTGATCTCAAACTTCATGAATGAAGTAGGTGGAAGGAAAGACATCGAAGTCTCTACTCCATTACTTCGTCACATGATCCTAAACACAATCAGAAGCTTCAAACAAAAGTTTGGTCGTGATTATGGCGAAATCGTCATTGCATGTGATAATAAGAAGTATTGGAGGAAAGAAATATTCCCATACTATAAAGCAAACAGAAAGAAAGCTAGAGAAGAGTCTGGATATGATTGGAGTGCTATCTTTGAGACAATGTCTATCGATAAGGCAGAGATTGATAAGTTCTTTCCATATAAGGTGATTGATGTAGAGGGTGCAGAAGCAGATGATGTGATTGCATCTTTAGCTGAGTATTCGCAGATAGTTCAAAATAATTCTAATCCTCTATTCGATGGTGATCCAGCACCATTCTTGATCATTTCAGGTGATCACGATTTTGTGCAACTTCAGAGGTACAAAAATGTCACACAGTTCTCTCCAATTCAAAAGAAATTTGTTAAGGCTGACACAACGCCGGAACGAGCTATATTGGAACATACGTTTAGAGGGGATAAGGGAGACGGAATCCCTAACGTCCTATCTGCGGACGACTCCATCGTCGCTGGCGAACGACAAAAGCCTGTTACCTCCAAGAAAATTGAGGAATGGGCGCTAGCACTTCCCAGTGATCCAGATTTCCAAGCAAGATACAAAAGAAATCAAGTCCTTATAGATTTTAGATTTATTCCTGAAAAGATAAAGCATTCAGTAATTCAATGCTATGAACAACAACCAAAGAAAGATCGTAGTCAACTTCTAAATTATTTTATGTCACATAAGATGAAGCAGATGATTGAACTGATTGAGGAGTTCTAATGAAAACCACAGTACCGCAAGCTCTCGAAGAGATGGACAAAGCAAAAGCGTTTGAAGATAAAGTGAACATACTTCAACGCTATAATAGCGATCCACTCAGACTTTTGATTCGTTTAAACTTTGATCCTAATCTTAAAATGGATCTTCCTGAAGGGGCACCTCCTTATAAGACTGATAAAAATGTCCAGGATGGAATGGGTCAGACTAATCTTTATACCGAAAATCGTAGGTTTTATATCTGGCTTGATCGCAATGTTCAGCTACCTAAAGTTAAAAAAGAACAATTGTTCATTCAAATGTTAGAAGGCTTACAATGGAAAGAAGCTGAAGATGTTATTCTTGCTAAAGATAGAAAGCTTCACACCAAGTACAAAACTCTTCATCCTAAGGTTGTTCAAGCAGCTTACCCTGGCCTAATTCCTCCTGATATTACAGAGCTTCCGAAGGAGCCCAAAGCACCAAAAAAAGCGAAGGTCCTTTCGGTAGATTCTTCTCAAGATTCGTTACAGTAAAGAAAAAAGAAGAACCACCAAAGGACATCGACCATTGGAAGTCTTATTATGATATTCCAAAGTACGAAGACTACTATACATTCAAGATTCACAAAGAGTAACACTTGACTTTTATTTGTGTTGATGTATACTAGTCTTTTACTCTTTGGAGAATATATGATCCTTTATACATCGACCAAGTCTCAAGTCAAGGCCAAGTCACAAACAAAGGCAGAGAAAGCTGAGTATGCAGCATGGTGTCGTAAAGTAGGAATTGATCCTAACCAGAAAAAACCTATGATAAGCAAACCTGGAAAGTATGTTCCCCCTAAAGTGTTTCGTCGTGAAACTCCAAACTACCCATCACATGACTCTGGAATAGGCGTTGCTGCTAAGAAAGATGCAACACAGTATACTGGAGATAAGGTGATGGGAATCTCTATTGTCCATAAGTCGTGCCTGCAGCCAGTATTTTCTGGTGAGCAAGCAAAAGATTTTGCTTCAATGCGGCGATGAAGCTAGGATTTTCAATCAACCGTTATTTGTTAGAATTGTGGCCTTATGACCAATGGTCTAGGCGCCACATGTATAAATTGTGTGAGATGTACAGCTTGACTTTTGAATTAGTACCTACTACTATGGGTACTGAGGCGTTGAAGTTGAATCAAACAGACTTTGACATTTTATTATTTGTTCTTGATCGTTATGAGGTAAATGTAAATGAGTAATATTCCATCTTCACCAGAAGATCGTAAGAAAATCAGATTAGCTCTTCAAGAGATCTCTGATAGTATGACTAGGATCGAAGCAGAGCGAGATCTTATTAAAGACATCATCAACACCGTACACGAAGACTATCTTCTTAATAAGAAAACATTCCGCAAGATGGCAAAGGTCTTCCATCGTCAGAACTTTAGCGAAGAAGTAGCTGATCACGAGGAATTTGAAGTTCTCTATGAGAACATTACACTATCAGCGTCGCTTGCACAAGAATCATGAGTGAGCGATACATCCTTGAAGGAATTAAGTTAGATAGCAAGGGAAGGTCGAAGTCTTCAACGATTATTGGCGTATACAGGACTCTCGAAGATGTTGAAAAAGTAACATGTGGACTTGGTTCGAACAAACGACTAAAATTCAATATTCAAACAGACTACACATTATTTGATCATGTCAATACACCAAATTATTTCTCAGCTAGCAGCGACATCTTCACGCTTGGAAAAGGAAGCAATCTTAAGAGCTAACTCAGAGAACGACCTACTTAAGAGTGTTATCAAGCTAGCACTCGATCCTTTTATCCAGTTTTATATCCGCAAAATTCCAAAGTACAAAGCGAGCAAAGTAACGTTGACGCTTGCTAGTGCTTTGGACAAACTTAGTGAATTGTCTAGTCGTAATAAGACTGGCAACGCTGGTATTGAACACCTAACTTATATTATGGAGTCAGTTAATGCAGAAGACGCTTTGGTCATTGAACGAGTCATCGAAAAAGATCTCAGATGTGGAGTCAGCGAGGCAACAGTCAACAAAATCTGGCCTCGATTCATTCCAACGTACCCCGTCATGTTGGCTTCTGGGTTTGAGGGAAAGCTCATCGAAAAGTTTAACTGGCCAGGCTTTGTCCAACTCAAGTTGGACGGCATGCGCTTTAACGCGATCGTCCGTAACGGAAAAGTAGAGTTACGTTCGAGGAATGGTAAAGAGCTGAACATTCCAAATGAATTATTCCATCAATCGTTTACTGAACTTGCAAAGTTCTATCAAGAAGACGTTGTGTTTGATGGTGAGCTGTTAGTGATTAATGATTCTGGCAAACCTCTTGACCGCAAGACTGGAAACGGTATACTTACTAAATCGATCAAAGGAACTCAATCAAAAGCAGAAGCTGCAATGGTTAGGGCTACACTTTGGGATGCAATTCCATTCAATGCGTTTGTTGAAGGTGTTTTTGATACTCCTTACCACAAGCGATTGAAGTCTCTCACTACATCGCTTACTAATGTTCCACAAAATCTATCTCATCTGTTATCGATCGTTGAGACTAAAGAAGTAGAAAATCAATACCAAGCTACAGAACTTTTCAACAAGTATCTTCAACTTGGCTTTGAAGGGACGATTCTTAAAGATCGAAATGGAATTTGGGAAGACAAGCGCTCTAAAGGTCAGATTAAGTTTAAAGGAGAGCTTGAGTGTGACCTTAAGGTTGTGGATTGGGAAGAGGGGACTGGTAAGAACAAGGGTCGTTTAGGCAATCTTGTTGTTGAGTCTAGTGATGGTGTAATCAGAGTTGGAGTAGGTACTGGATTTACTGATCTAGATCGTGATACGATTAAACCTAACGTTGTTGGTAAGATTGTTTCCATCAAGTACAATGCTCGAATTCAAGACAAGCGTGGCAATGTAGAAAGTCTATTTTTGCCAGTGTTTGTTGAGATCAGAGAAGATAAGACATTAGCAGATTCTAGTTTGGAGATTAAATAATGAAACTTTTTCATGAACTTAGTGCTTTAGAAACGCAGATTATTGAATTGGATTCCTCATTGTGTCTTTTTAAAGGTCTTATTTATTCGTGCAGAGACATGGGCGAAAAAGATCTAGAAAAAGCACTATATGGCATGTTGAATTCATTTGAACGAATTAATGGTTCAATTCGTCTGGAATTTGATAAGGTATGGGAAGCAGATAAGAAAGGTGAAAGTGTAGATAAGATTGACCTAAAAGAGTATAACGAAAAGATGAATCCTCCTGTGCTGATCTTTCAATTGGGTGATGTAGAGGATCCTCATTTGTGTGCTCAGATGCATATTAATGATAAACTACCCAGTGCATCGCATAAGTATTATTACACCCTGCTCAATAAGGACATGGGTCATGAAGTGAGGGTGTACGAACGTCAAAGTGTATAAAAAGGAGGCTGTATGGATGAAGAAACCAAAGCAAAACATAGCAAGCGGATCCAACAAAAAGAGAATCACATCAAGCAGCAAGTAAGAATTGCAAAACAACACGGAATCTCTTCATACAGCGACTTTTTGGATCAGCCGCACAGATTTGTCAAACACAGTGCAATGAACTGTGGTAATCCAAAATGCATCTATTGTGCCAATCCAAGACGTCTTTTTAATGAAAAAACGAAGCAAGAAAAGAGCTTCGAGCAAACAAAAGTGTGGACGGAGACTTAAATAAAAATCCCTTTTAAATCAATCAGTTAAATACCTGACTATTTTGGTCAGGTATTCCTGCACGGGATTTTACATGTTGACCTTTTTCTTGATATCTGTATAATAGGGGTTATGTCAAACAACAACGGAACTAAACAAATGAACCAAGCAGAAAAAGCTCGCTTCCAACACAACATGAACACTTTCGGTATGAGCCACGAAGAGCTCGAGCAGTTGATCTTCGCTAACGAGGATCGCCTGCCAATGCTTGCTGCAGGTATTCTCTCAGACATTCAAGAGCTGCTTGATTCTGCTCCAGATAGTAAGACACTGCGTGATCAGATTCGTAAGCAGTTGAACGTAGCTAAGTATGCACTTTTCACCGAAGCAGCTTAAGAGGAAAGTAACATGTCGGATCAAATCGTAGGTTATGGTATGGTTGTCATTGGGTTTGCAAGTTTAATTTTGATTCTTAACGGGGTTATCTGATGCAATATGCGACCAGGTTGGTCAATTTTGATAGTACTTTCTACTTTGATCTTGAGCAAGATGCGATCAATTATGGAAGGAAATCAGGGTTCCAATATTCAGTTTGGTTATGCGACAAAAGTGGTAAATTTGTCAAACAAGTATATTGCAACTACGTTGGTTAACAGAGGAATAAAGATGAAACTACTTATCTGCACACAATATCATGAAAACTACGGTTCTGCCGACAATCCCTACTGGAAAGCTAAGGGTGGTGAGGAGTATTATTACGACCTCTTTTCATTCAAGTTTAACGAGATGGCTTCCAAGAAGCTGCAGATGATTGTAGATTCGCTTAGAGACCAAGTTGAGTGGTCTGACGAATACTCAAAACAATATATAATATCATGGTCATTAGTTGATGACGATTATATGACTAGTTTTGAGCGTAGTCAATTAGAATATGATGGTAAAATAACCTATCCTACCAGATATCTCAACGATACGGAGACCGTATGAAAAAACTACTTTTAGGATTTCTGCTAGCTGCAGTATCCTTACCTGCTTATGCATGGGGTGAACGAGAGCAGGGAGCGCTTGCTGGTGTAATTATCGGAAGTATGCTAGCTAGAAATCAAGTTTATGCAGCTCCACAAGTCTATGCACCACCTGTTATTCAGCATGGCCATGGGTTTCACCATCACCATGCACCGATGTATGTACCTAGAATTACAACTCGTTGTTTTTATGTTCCAGTATATGATCAATATGGAAACATCGCATACTATAACACTCAATGTGTGCGTGAGAGATATTAATGGTTAGAATTAATGAAATAATTGATGACGAAGACCTTGCCTGGTGCATCGATGGATCGACTGACCTTAATATGGTTAGAAGGTTAATTGATGTGTGCCAGGATGAAGCTCTTTTAGATGTCCAACGATTTGGTGAGATGTTTGCACGTCAGATAGAAGGGTTTATTGATGCTGCAGAAGGGACTGAAGAATGGGAAGAGACATATGAAAATAACTATGATTGGGGCGTAGGTATTGCCGATACCATTAATGATTATGTTTATGAAAAGTGGATGAAATTATGAGCAAAAGATGGATAGATCCTCCTTCAGGGTGGATGTATGGTTTTCCAAAGTTGCATGATACTGACTTTGATAATAATAACATCACTGAGTGGTTGATTGAGAAAGGTTATCCTAAGTCTGAAGCTGATCAACTTGGTAACTCCAGCAGCTTGTGGATTAGGGTGTGGGATCATATCGAGCATGAAGAAGATGACATTCCACCACACACGGATTAATTATGAGTTACGTATGGGTTGCTATTAATATATTCTTTGCATTTTGGTTTTGGCGTGCAAGCGAACAATACTTTAAAATGAAAGAAGGTTTTTCTGGTTGGTATTGCTTGGTAGCAAGTGCAGCTAATGCTGCAGGCGCTGCAGCAATCCTATTTTAACATGGCTGCAGGATTTAACTTTAAACGGAGGCAACGATTGGATAGCTTTTTACATATTGTTGAGCCATTACCAAAAAAATATTACGACCTAAGAGTACGTAATAAGTTGAAACCTAAAGCAGAACAACCTATACTAATAGATCCAGAACCAATAGAGGAAACGTTTAATGAAGTTGTCGAATCCAAACAGGAGACAAAGAGCAGTACCGGAAAATCAGGACGAAGAAAAAAGGATTGAATGGCAAGGCGGATATAAGGCCAAAGCTGTTATCTTAAAGGATGGTCGTGTGGGATATATTCAGAGAAAGATTGAAGATAAATTCCATGTGTTAGTTCCACAAAGTAACTGGCCATTTCCTGATTGGGTACTTTGTACTAAGAAAGACTTTAAGAATTATAATCCACTAGAAGGAATTGAAGAGGCTCCTTTCTGATGAAAGTTTACATAGGTCCTTACAAAAATTGGATCGGTCCATATCAAATTATGGATGCGATCTTCTTTTGGCATGAGCGTTATCCAGAGGATAAGTTAGCTGAACGTTGGGACTATAAACTACATGATCGTCTATCAGAGTGGTTAGCTAACACATGGGTAAATGACTTATGTGAATGGATTCAAAGCAAGCGTAATCCCACCATCAAAATTCGTATAGACCCCTGGGATACTTGGGGAATGGATCATACATTGGCTATGATTGTAGTGCCTATGTTAAAGCAACTTAAGGCAACCAAACACGGTGCACCTCATACTGATGATGAAGATGTGCCAGAGCATCTTCGCTCTACCGCTGCACCTGACAAAGAAAACCAATGGGATATTGATAGTAATCATTTCAAGCGGTGGGATTGGATCATGGATGAAATGATCTGGACGTTTGAACAATTATCTGATGATGATAACACTGCTCAGTTCTTTACTCATCCTAATGAGGATGAAGTGTTTGAAAGCAATGAAGAGCGCCTTACTGCAATCAAGATTGATAATGAAGGTTTAAAAAAGCACGAAGAACGTATTAGTAACGGACTTAGACTGTTTGGAAAATATTATAGAGGATTATGGGATTAAAGTGCCAAAGTCTAATCTCACTAGATACATTTTTAACACTTATCAAAGTCTAAATTTTTCTGTAGTTGAGCTTGCTTTTATCATAGGAATCTTCGTATTTCTAGTATCGTAGATTTATAAATACAATTATGAATACTACGATACTCTATGTCAGCAACGATAATTAACTTTCCAGTAAGGGAAAAACACACTAAAACCTACTACCGAATTCCTTTATATTCGGATGAGGAAGTGTTCATCACTTTACTCTGCGTCAATGCATTTGGCAATCTTCCATTTAAAGTATCAGAGGATGATCTTGCCAAACTCGATTCCAGTGTTGTGCTTGCTTATCTTCATGAAGCACAAGACCTAAATATTTTTTCAGCAAATGCTAGAAGTGTTATTAGAAAAATTCTTCGATCTGTTGAAGAAGTTCCTATTTCAATGTAAGGATTTATCATGCCAACCTATGACCTTAGATGTAATCAATGTAAAGAAGAATTTACTTTAAGATGTAGCTACGATGAACGTATCGCTACACCGTGTCCAAAGTGTGGATCGCTAGATCACGAACAACATTTTACCACCACATCGCCGTCTGTAGGAGACTCGGTTCGTCTAGGAGTCAGAACGATCGATGGTGGATTTAGAGAGGTATTGTCTAAGATACATTCGGCCGCCGGTCGACGAAGTAACTTGGCATCCAAACTATCTAGACGATGATCATGTTTAACAAAAATAAACTACTCCTGGAGGGCGATAGCTAATAACGGTTATTGCCCTCTTTTTATTTACCGAGGGCATACATGGCAAAAAAACAACAACATTTGCAATTACAAGAAAATACACCAAAGATGACTCTAACTAATAACAAGTTAAAGTTACGATTGGATGACATGGATGTAATTGAGCCATTAACAGAAAACCAAAGGAGAGTATTTGAGGATTACGATCATGCTAAGATTATGTTGCTGCATGGCGTTGCAGGTACAGGTAAAACTTTCATAGCACTGTATCATGCACTCGAAGAAGTGTTAGATAAATCAAATCCTTATGAGAAGGTTGTAATCGTAAGGTCAGCAGTTCCATCTAGAGACATTGGACATTTACCAGGAGATGAAAAGGAAAAAACTGAAGTATATACTGAACCCTATGTAGAAATTTGTAGGTCTCTATTTCACAGAGCAGATGCCTATCAGAGGTTAAACGAACAAGGTGTGATCCAGTTTATGATCACTTCGTTTGTACGTGGAATCACACTCGATGATGCGATTATTATCGTAGACGAGTGTCAGAATATGACTGATATGGAACTAAATTCTATCATTACCAGGGTTGGAGATCGATCAAAGATAATATTTTGTGGAGACTTTAGACAAACTGATCTTTATAAGAAGACAGACTTGTCAGGACTCAAAAAGTTCATGGTCATAGCAGATATGATGCCCTCATTCAAAGTCTATGAATTTGGTGTAGAAGATATTGTTAGATCATCTCTAGTAAAAGAGTATATTCTAGCTAGAATGGCATACGAAGAAAGGTATGGAGGAAACTAGTATAAATAAGGAAGGGGTCATGTAGCCCCTTTCCTATTTTAGAGGACATATGAAAACACTAGCACAACTTAGAGAAGGGCTTTGGGCTAACATTCATGCCAAGAGAGCACGAATTAAGGCTGGCTCAGGTGAACGAATGCGTAAACCTTTTTCTAAAGGTGCACCTACTGCTGATCAGATAAAAAAAGCTACTAATGAGGGCGTAAGTACATCTTATAATAAGCCCGATGAGCATACTGATGTAATGTCTTACCATGATTTAGAAGCTCGTATTGGTCGACCCAAGGCTCTTTTGATTGCCAAGCATGAACAATTTCAAAAACATATCTCTCCGCAAATGAGTTTAGGGGCACAGGTAGGTTTTAAGTTTGAAAGACGTCATGGGTTTGAATATGTATATGCAGTTCATGGTCCTAATAAGTATGTTGACAAAGAAAAGCCTGGTTATAGAACCATGCTTAGATTTCATTTAAGTGGTAGTGGTAAGAAGGTAACTCAAGTTGATCGTTCTGTTAACCATAATAACGAACGACATCGTGAAGGTAGTTTAGTTTGGAATCATCGTGAAACCTGGGAACATCCTGTAGATAAAAGAGAAAATAAAAGATTAGCAAAAGTAACGGGAGGAGTTAAATGAGTTTTGATTTTGACTTTACAGTCGATCACGTAAGAGCACTATTGCCAAGAGTTAAGAACCATGATGAATGGTATGACTCAATGGTTGATGCACTTCCACAATATCATATTAGTGATGTTGCAAGGGTAGCTGCATTTATTGCTCAGTGTTCACATGAATCTGCTGGATTCACTGCTCTTTCTGAAAATCTAAATTATTCTGCAGATGGACTAAGAAAAATCTTTCCTAAGTACTTTCCTAGTCCAGAGATTGCTCAACAATATCACAGACAACCAGAAAAGATAGCTAATCGTGTCTATGGTGGAAGAATGGGCAATGGACCAGAATCTTCAGGCGAAGGGTATAAGTTTAGAGGACGTGGTCTTATCCAATTGACTGGAAAAGATAACTATCGTCGATGCAGCCAATTCTTATTTGAAGATGAGACATTATTAGAGCAACCAGATGTTCTTGCTCAGCCATATTATGCGTTGCATTCAGCGTGCTGGTTCTGGTATGCTAATAAGTTAAATGCACTTGCAGATGCACAAGATATAAGAATGATGACAAAAAGAATTAATGGTGGTTTCATTGGACTAGATGACCGCATTAAGCATTACAATCATGCACTAGAGGTCTTACAGACATAAAATGAAACACTTTAATCATGTAAATATTGACCTACCTTCAATCAAGCAAGTAAATCTAGAAAGTAAGCGGTTGTATGAGACAGCAACGGGTAATAAATACCCGTCTGTCACTACTGTTCTTTCTGCACATAATAAAGATGCAATCGTTGCTTGGAGAAAAAGAGTAGGCAACGAAGAAGCTAACAGAATAAGTGCAGCTGCTACTAGACGTGGAACTAAAATTCATTCTATTATAGAGTCATACTTAAAGAATGAAGATAGGCCGATAGAAAATAACTTAGATCTCAATAGATTTATTTCATTGGAACCATATCTAGAAAACATAGATAATATCCATGTTCAGGAAAGAGCTCTTTATTCAGATCATTTAAGGTTAGCAGGAACAGTAGATTGCATTGCAGAATATGATGGAAGGTTATCAGTTATAGACTTTAAAACTGCCTCTAAAGCAAAGAAAAAGGAATGGATACATTCTTACTTTATGCAATGTGCTGCTTATGCAATCATGTATGAAGAGAGAACGAAAAGACCAATAACAAACCTAGTGATAATGATATCTGTAGAAGATGATGCACCTCAGATCTTCTTTGAAAAAAGAGATAATTGGGTGAAAGATCTTTTATATTATAGAGATTTATATGAACAAAATAATTCCGATTAATAAAACCCTTCTTGGAGAAATAACAAATGAAAACTGTTGGTGATAAATTAAGTCCGTTCAATATCGTTGGTGTTAAGCCCGGTGCTCTAACACCCGAAGGTGCCTTTGAGGACCTGACGGAAAAATCTTTCCCTGGTAAGTGGAAAGTTATTATGTTTTATCCTAAAGACTTTACTTTCGTATGTCCAACAGAAATTGTTGCATATGATAAATTAGTAAACGATTTTAACGATCGTGATGCAGTATTACTAATGGGAAGTACAGATAATGAATTCTGTAAACTTGCCTGGCGTAATGCTCATGAAGATCTAAAGAAAACTAATTCATGGATGTTTGCCGACACACAACGTCGTAATGATGATTGGGTATCAAAAAGTCTTGTTGATCAGTTAGGTATTTTCTTTGAATCAGCAGGAGCTGCCTTGCGTGCTACTTTTATTGTTGATCCTGATAATGTTATTCAACATGTCACAGTTAATAACTTAGATGTTGGCCGTAGTCCAGAGGAAACCTTGCGTGTTCTCGATGCGTTGCAAACTGGCGAACTTTGTGCATGTAATCGTGCTGTAGGTGGTGCAACACTTTAATGGAACCATGGTTGTTGATAACGGTATCTTTGTTATTAACTATCATAGTTTCAATAACATTAGTTGAATATTTTAAGGATAATGACGAATGAGTTGGGTAGATCAAATCAAGGAAGCAATTCCTGATTATGCAAAAGACATCAAGTTAAATCTTGATGCTGTTTTAAATCGTAGTTCGTTGCCTGGGGATGTAGCGATGGGTTGTGCTCTTGCTGCAGCATTCTCTACGGG